TCAACAAGATTGGCCACAAAGTCTGACTATGTCCCCACCACCGACCCGACAACGTACGCCCAGAGAATCCAGTCCTATACGTAATGGTACGATTTCACAGAATCCACAAGGTTGTGCCCCCTGTCCGACGTGCTATAAGACGAATAGACGCGATTCAACAAATCAGAATGGGTTGGATCGAAGACCTCGTTCTTGGCGAGATATGAGCGCATCTCCAACCAGTCGGGGCGAGGACTATCTTAAATATTTTAGTGGAAATGACGTGGATAATCAACCCATGAGAAAGAAAAAAATGTACGAAAATATTAATTCTTGGATAAAGGATTTAGACAAGCATGATAAACGAGAACAAGAATGGAAAATCAGACTGCAATCGACCCCGTCAAACAGTATGTTGATTGGACAAAATGGAGAACTCGAGCCTTTTTCTTTCGATCCCCACGTGGAGGATATACGTGCTACTTATTTGAGAAACAAGCAATACCCGCGCCCGTCTCCACCCAATTATTCTTACGGCCGGTAAACTAAAGCATTACGGCGGATATTCATAGTCCACCAAAGTAAAATATATAGTCGTTTTATATTTTTCTTTTGATATTCGACCAAGTAATTAAATCCTTATAGTAGTATAAAATTTGGAAATAAACGGGTATTTTAAGATGCGAAGCAGGCGCACGCCTAGGTAGTAAAAATTTGGTTATAGAAGTTTTATAAGGTATAATAAAGAATTATTTTGCGTACGGTGTAACCGATGGACTTTTAAAGAAAAATTAAACCTAGACTTAGTTAATATATTATAGTTTTATTTATTAAAAATCGGGTGCGCTGCGAAGCAGATCGTAAAACTAATAAATATTTTATATTTTAAATATAAAATATAAATGGATAAAAAACTAAAACTATTCGGTCTAATATTTATAATAGGCTTTATGTTTGTTTATAGCACCCATACTACTAATAAAAATAGTACTACTAGTACACAACATGCTTTATCAACCGGCTCATCGAGTGAACCGGTAAATATCGTATATTCCGATGCCAACGGAAACATGTCGATAAACACTCTTACTCCGAACAAACTTGTCAACACAGATTCCAATGGGAGACTTAATGCATACTCTGAGTCTGGAATGATATCATATTTTGCCACCCAACCGCCTCCAGCGGGTTGGCTAGAGTGCGATGGGTCTTCTTATTCGACCGCTTTGTATCCGGATTTATATTTGGCAATAGGATTGACATACGGTGGGTCTAAACAAAATGGAACATTCAATGTGCCTGATTTACGCGGAAATTTCATTAGATGCTTAAATTCTTCTGCAAAGGGAACGGATCCGAACCGGACTCTTTCTAATACACCGCAGACGTCAACATATGTTTTTCAATATAGTTACGGTCACGGTAATAATCGGGGTGATGGTGGTGCCGTTAGCGACTGGCCGGAAACAAATACTATGAGTGCTTTAAATGTCGAGCCGGGTGTCGGATCGGCTGTTATTCGCAATGGCGGTGGCTACGGATGGGGTGGTGTTCCAGCCAGTACAGGAAATTATCAGTCGATTCGACCACAGAATATAGCAATGATGGCGTGCATAAAAACATAAATTTCGTACGATACTTGTTCATATAGTCGCTAGGTTGACTAACAAATAATCTAAAATAAATCCCAATATGATATCGTACAGAGTACTACCAGGTCCTATAAACCCGGGTGACAGACCCGACTAGAAAAACAATAACAGCGGGAAAAGATACTACTGGAAATCAAGTCGCGCAGAAACCCAACTTATTTATTTTGGAATTCTTTATTAGGCCGCGAAACAAGGAAACGACTTGTATAATAAAGTATAATAAAGTGCACGATGCGGTAAAGTAAAATAATCCGGATAGAACAAGAAAATCCGAGGTTTAATACTCTCCTCGAAATGTATATTATTACAAACATTTTTAGAAAAAAACAAATTACACCGGTTGGCTAAATAATAAAGTATCTATTGTTGTGCGGACACAAAACAGACGATGAAAAACGATACCAATTAAAAATAAAATCAATAAAATATTCAAACAGTTGTAGGTTGGGAATAACAAACATACTACAAATGCGCCTATAATTGTAAATACCACATCAACAGCCGCTAGATTAAATATTCTATATGAATGAAGTCCGGAATTTACTTTTCCGAATATATTTTTATATTCACAAAACATTTATTATGCCAGACTAAAATAAAAAATAATTAGTTATTTTATCGAATGAATATGTCATATATTCATTCGATAAGGAAAACAGGAAATTGCGACCCGACTCGTATTTATTATCTAGCCAAAAGTACCAACATCCACCGGTTTAAAACTCGACGCGTATTTTGTCCACCCGAAAGTAAAGAGTTTGAAACGACGACTTTTATTTTCCTTATTTTCCTTATTTTCCTTATTTTCCTTATTTTCCAACGGGTAGGTATACGTAAAAGCAAGACATCAAAATGAGCCGCAAGACAACAAAATCAGACGTAAAAGCAAGACAACAAAATCAGCAAATTGAGCCGCAGCACATTTTATACCCGGCGAAATATGAAATTAAATTCATGGATTCAAAAAAATCGGCTATTATATATGTGTCGTTGATTGAATTTCCGGATCCGCATATCAATGGATCAAAGAAATGATTATAAAACCAATCAATTAAACTGTCTTGGTCCGATGCTTTTAAAGCCGAAGAAATACGGGTAATTAAATTGTTTTGTTTTTTTTCAACCGACACTTCTTTTATGCATTTTATCAACAAATCATTGCAAACTGTTCTATCTCCATGTCCGCAACATCTATCGTGATGCATACAACATTCATCCGCCCTGAACACTTCTTTGTCAACCTCGACAGATGTATCGCAGTCGGATTCCGACAGGTCTTTTCCGTTGCACCAATTTTCACCGCAGTAAGATCCGCAAATTTTAAACGCGGTTGTCAAATTTGAAATCGCGGCTAAATAAATAACTAAAATTCGTTTTATATAATTAAACATTCTACTTTTATAGTACTCTATAAATATATTTTTCGAACTTTTATTAGTGTGGATACGACCGGCGTGCAAAATATATAAACATAATTTAAATTAGTTGTTTATATAAATATAAATGATTCATTATAAAATAAATACTGAGAATCGGTCATTTGATACGTATAAAACAGATACACCCGAAACAATTGCAAATAGACTAGCGGATGAACTTGGCACTATAAAAGAATTGTTGATATTTAAAGAAAATTTCGAGGTGGACAACAAAGTATTAAATTCACTGGACGACATCCGAAATTATTTTAGGGACCCACTTCTCTCGCTCAATTTTAAAAAAATGATTTTTAACTTTTATTTGTATAAAAAACAAAATATTGATGTGTATGATTATAATTTTTACAACCAGGAAGTAGAATTATTACCAAATCGGCGGGATATAAAAGAATGGGCAAATAATAGCATAAATTTTATAAAATCTATAATTAAGGACAGACAAAAAAAGACCGGCCTGCACGTTGAAGCAAGTAGACAAATAGAAGACTGCGATGATGTGTTAATTAGATCAAACTTTTTAAACAACAAAAATATTACAACTTTTTATATCAAACCAGATGCAGAAGAAATAGAAATGTCGGACTTGTTTGACGAATGCGTTGTCTCGGATGTTATTCCTTTCATGTCTTATAACAATATATATAAAATAAACAATAATTTCAAAGGAGGAAATATTACGGAAAAATGGATGTCCGATTCAGATGATATAATGTTTAAAATATTAACAAAACACGGGAAAAAAAACAAAAATTCTTACATGAATGGAACTATCAAATCAAATCCTCTGTGTTTGAATTTGGAGTTCAATACCACGCTGCAAATAAAGGACGATATAATTAAAAATTTTTTCAATTTAAATATAAAAAAATCAAAAATATCGGATATTTTTGACATTCAAAACACAAAAAAAACAAATATAACGTCAACCTTTTATTTAATTGATCAACAATACGATATCAAACTGGTGATGGACATGATAATGAATGAACCCGTATTCAATTATTTTGTAAAATGCGATGAAACGGCGGTTGTAACCAGAGGGAAAAATAAAATTTTCTTACTCTTCAACAACACAGGCCCGCTGGACTGCAAAGTAACCGCCAGCATAAAACTAAATAAAATAGATAACAAACTCCTAAGAATATTAATTGGCATAACAGATAAAAATCTAACTCCCGGAGAACACATTGAAAAATACGTAACAAGCGTTAAAATAAATTCAAATACAGATTCAAATTTGGAGTATTGTAAATATATTATTGAAAAATTATTTTGCATTTACAATTCCAAAAAACAAACATATATAAACAAATATAAAACATTTTATCCAAACTTTGAGGTGCACGACCCAATCATTTCAATTCCGCCTTCGTCGCACAAATTAAAAGATTTTGAGCCTGATATTTTCTTGCCGGGGTATAAATGCAACAATAAACCAAAGATTGTAGACCCGCCTCCAATCGGGTCCAATAGTCCGTATATAATACAATTTCCAAAAAAAGCAATAGGAAAAAAACCCCCGCTTTATTATTCATGTGAACATTTGCCTCCGTTTTTATATCCGGGAGTGCAAATTAATAAATTGGATAACAACACCGACTACCCAGTCCTACCCTGTTGTTTTAAAACAAACCAACTGGTTGAGAAAAAACAAAACCAAACTATTACGTATCAGTACTATAACAATGAGAATATAGAAATAAAACAAATAAAACAGCAGCACGTGATTATAACCGACAAGGCTCTTTTGTACGACTACGTCGGGACGTTGAACCAAATTAAGTTGTTAAATATAATAGCGGAAGAAAAAGAAAATTATTATAGGCTAGGAGTATGCGAAGATATACAAAAATCAGACCCCGATAGTTTTATAAAATGTTTGTTAAAGGCAACCAACCGGCGGGAATCGGCCGAGCAAATCAGACGCGAGTTGGCAGACCCAGCCTTGAATTATATTCCGATATGCAAACAAGAAATGTACGATTACACGGAAGATCAAATAGCAGAAATATTGTCTGATCCGACAAAATATTTAAGACCGAATATGTTTTGTTCGGTCATGGAAGAATATTTCGATTGTAATATTTTTATATTTTCAAATATAATAGACATCAACCTCGAAAAAAAAAATAAAAAATCAATTAAAGGAAACACCAAACCTCCTGAACTCTTAATTCCTAGAAATACCCACGGGTTTTTAAAGTATAAAAGAGAAAATTGTGTTTTTGTATATGAAAACACCGGAAGCGTAGCAAATTATTTTGATTTTCCTATATGCGAAATAATATACAGCATCAAACCGGGCCAGACTGGCCAGTCGATCAAAAAATTTATATTTAAATCCGACGATAAAATATCAACGCTTTTTACGTCTATATTAAATTCCATGAAATCTTTTTACGTACAAGGAGTCGATGTAACTATTCCAGTGGAAAAACCGGATATGCCCGGCGATCTGATTGGCCAATGTATAGACCCGTACGGTAAAACAAGAGGTTTGTTATATAATTTTGAAAACAGACTCGTGCCGGTGTATATTGGGTCTCTTCCTCCGCTAAAACTAAAAACATATGATTTGGACTTTTTTGAATCCATCAAACTCGCTCGGCAAACTATACAGAAATTTTTTAACACGCACCGAACTAAATCGATCGACGAGCAGTCTGATATTATTTCGTTTGAACTTTACGGGAAAAAAGCGTTTATTAAAAAAAAAGCCGTCGCAAAAAATTCACATCTTTCTGTATACAAAAAAAATAAAAAAATGGCTGAATACGTTAAACAACTTCTTTTTTATAATTTTTCTTTGCGTATAGCGAGGGGCGAACCAGTAGGCGATTTCGCCGACTCTTTTATTCTGGTAGACAATACGTTTACCTATACTATAAAAAACGAATTAAGTGAAATACCCAATTTAATAGTAAAATCCACAGAAACAAAAAAAAGACTTGTGTTTTTATTAAAACAGCAATATATTCATAACAAACAGGCTCTTGTTGAATCGCACACTACAAACAAGTTTAAAATAAATTTAACTGTCTCCGAAATGAAAAAAAGCAAGGAATATACGGTTCTTGATGATTTTAATTTAATTTTGGCCTGGACCGGTCGGATCCAATATAAAGCTCCAGTCGCTGTGACAAAATTGTCTCCGGAAACTCAGACGCCTTGTTTTTTTATAAATAAAATAATATCACCGCGTCCGATGTATCTTATGCCATTCGAGCATACTATTGATGTTTCATCCCTGGTATTATTGTGTTCATACATAAATCCAACAAAAATTAAAAAATACATAAATCAAACAAAAATTAAAAAATACGAACCAATCGACCGGGAAAATCAGGATGTCAATGAAATTACTCCAAAGGTTATCGGGTTCAAATTCAACACCGTCCCTTATTTTTCTTATTTACATGAAATATCAATATGATTTTAAGTTAACGGTCGAAGTTCTCCCGGTCGATTGTTTTGGAAAGGTAGTCGCAGACCGGTATATTAGTTTGGATGGATGAAATTTAATTTTAGGAATAAGAAAATAATATTTTCTTATTTATTTAGGGGAAATTCCCCAGTTATCTGGAAAAATAAACTAGTAAATAACAAAATTATTTTATTTATTTATTTACGGGCATGGCCATCGACCCAAATGATAACCCTATATATAACTGTAATCTTGTATGACTAGACGTTTTAATTATTTTTCGCTTTTTAGTTTGTTGGTTGGAGTCTCTGTCATCGACTCACTTAATATTTGTGTTCCGTGTAATAAATTTTTTGATGGTTTTTATTATTTACTCATCTCTTCTTTTTGTTTTCTCTTGATTTTTATTTAACGGCGTTGTTTACCCTACAAACTTTCTCGATAATATTTTTATATCGCCTTAAACTATCATTCGATGAAAATTTAAGGCGGCGATATTTCTTGTTTTTCTTTCCGGTTTCCTACTATCACCGCGTTATAACCGCATTATATAAACAAGAGTGTAAAATGGTGGCATCTTATCGGAACTATGGTTTTGAATACTCCATCTAACAGGAGAATTACCAGGTTGAACCCCGATATCAAATACACTAGTCTGGAAATCATAGGTTTCTTCGCCGCCTTTTTGATTTATTGCACGAACTGTAGAACGAGGAGAAGAATTTGGCGAATCTTGAGCCATCAAAACAAACCGTCCGCGTAAATCCGGTGTTCCTTTGGTCCCGTCGCAAATTGCCCATCCTTTTGGAACAGTTGTGGATACAAGAGCCAAAGAAGTCATGGTCGAATCGGTCGGATACCAAACCACAATAATACCAGTTGGAAACGAAAGATAACTTAGATTTCCAGAAGAGTCGACGGTTGTTATTGATTGATTTGTTTCAGACGAAGAATAATTAAGAGCATTCGCCTTTGCATTCGCCTTTGGGTTTTTTAAATAACAACCCCGAACTGTCAAAAATAAACATAAAAGAATCAGAGTATATAGAATTATTCTATGAATTTTAATTTTCATTAATTATTTATTAGTCGTTGATTATAAAAATATATTAAATAAAATATTCCCAGTCCAAAACATAACTATTAAATTAAGACCGACCAGGTAAAATTTCCCGCGATTACACCGATCGTAAATAAAAATGAGTATTGGAAGATTTAATTGCCGACTTAACCATCCCAAATCGACGAAAACGAGTTAAACATTTTTTTGTTTTCCTAAATTAATATTTCCAACCAAAGAAAAGATGAATATTTTTGGCCGGGTTTTCAACCGAAAAGGAATCTTTTTTTGTTTTCCCTTTGACAAACCTAACAAGGATGAATATTTTTCTTTTCGGTTTTGTCGGGTTTTCAACAGGAAAGGAATCTTTTTTTGTTTTCCCAAAATATATTTTCTAAATTATATTTCTCAACAAAGATGAATATTTTTTCTTTTCGGCTTTGCCGGGTTTTCGGAAAGAAAGGATTCTTTTTCTTGTTTTCCCTTTGACAAACCCAACAAAGAAAAAATGAAGAATATTTTTCGCCGGATTTTCAAAAGGAAGGAACATCCTGATATACGAAAACAAGTTAAAACATGACTGTGGCCGACCTTTTATATGAAACGTAAATATAAAGATTTTGATATATTCCCCTCTTAATTTAGCGACGCAAACCCAACCCTATACTTTGGCGAAATTCAATTTCAGCGTCGAAATAAAAATCCGCCAAAATTTTATTCAGTAAATTGAGATCGACACTTGTGCAATTAACCTTGGTGTTTTTCCCAGACAGTATAATTTTGTAATTATTTTTCCGAAAGTAAGATTCCATATTCCGGTTGTGGCTTGCGCCAGAATAAATTATATTAATTGTATCGTTTTTTATAAATTCCGCGCAATATATATCTTGCAATGCTGTTATAATATTTCCAATCAAATAACCAATTGGTTTTACATCCAACATTGTCTTGTCGGTGCAATTTTTAAATATTTTTTTAATTTTTTTATACGATAGCAATATCTGTTTTTTAAAAAAATTATCGCTGTGATAATTCTGTAAAAAAAAGTCGATTTCGGGCTTGTACAGCAAAAAATCTTCGACTAGATTGTGGACTTTAACTTCGGTTAAATATTTTTCATACAATATAATTTCATTAGTGATGTCTAACAAATACGGCAGAAAAACAATCCCATTTCTTATATCGATTGGAATCCATTTCCATTTTTTTTTATTTTTTAAAAAATCGTCACACACTCTAAATAGGTTCGAATCGTATGCATCGATCGGATCCGGCTCGTAGTCGGCGCATCTGTTCATATCAAGTTCAACTAATATGTTTACGCTAGCATTGTTTGCCACCTCTTGTTTAATTTGATTTGAAAATCGTCGTTTAAAACTGGGCGGAACCTCGGTGTGGATAATGCGATTAATCGTATTTTTGTAAAATGCAAAAATATTACCAATAATGCTATTGACATCTAAAGATTTTTCATCTGCGCAATCGTAAAACTCGTGGTATTCTCCAATACTTATAACAATTGATTTTTTTTGTTTATTTTCAAATACTTTAAAATAGTCAACATAATTAATTTTTTTCATATTCGCACCTTTATTATACAAATTCAAACCGTTATTTTTCTATTTTGAATTGGTTTTTAAATTTTATAAAAGTTTACGTATATTGTAATATCATAAAAATATAAATTTTAATTTTCTACAGGAAAATTAAAAGTTGGATGTATTAAATCCACCGATACGGTAGACTATATTTATCAGTGCTTTCAACCCCCCTTTTTTAATAAAATATAAATATATTTTATTATCTTTTATAGGTCCAGTGAAACTGGAGTATTTGATTTACTTTAATAAGAGTATACTAGTTGGAAAACATAATAAGAGTATACTAGTTGGAAAAAACATACTTATTATTCTTTACTAGGTCTCGGATTGCTCCGTATCTAATAGTCTCTCCCATTCTTTTATCGTCTATTTCTTTTTACTAGGAACTCTTAATTCATACTCCTAACCCCAACTCCCCAGTAGAATCGCTCTCGTCCAATTTATTAGTTCTATATTCGTTATTTTCATCGGGTTTACACCTTCCCATTTCTCTACAAGAGTAGAGATGCACAATGGACCCATTGAAAGTTGGGTCGTCTGCGAGGTCTTTACTCGATGATTCACCTTTTAAATCATCGAGCCGCATTGCGGGACTACATTTGCAGAAAAGATGCATTCCAAAAGGTCAAATGCGACCCTACTTGGAAACAACCCGCCCAAGCGGCCGTGATATTTACTTGTTTGCTTCGCGGTTCCAAAATGGTTTTAAGGCCTTTTCTTTTCCTCCGTTCACGGACCTAGACCCAATGACTGTAACCACGGCATACGAAGGGTGCTCTTTCAGAGGTCTAAAAAAATTCTCTTGTCTTTTAAGGTCATCCATTTGGGTCAAGGAAGAAACTCCACAGTAACATATTTTTTGTTTTTCAGGAGGAGTAATACCTCCATTAAGCCGCCTTAGCGGGTCTCCGGAATTATTCCGCTATTGCGGGTTGGATGGACATCGAAGCGGCCCGAAGGGGCCGCCCAATAGAACCAATCTTACCTTACTCGGCCCAAATACGAAGTGTTTTATTTGCCGGTACGAAGTAATAATTCTCTTGCTTCTTTAGGCGTAATAAATCCATTTTCAATATCAAATTCATTCATTATAATACAGTACTACACGACTTTAAATCGAAAGAAATATAAAACTATATATATACATATGTAGGTTGAACGCGATATTTGTCGGAGTTGGGTCAGGTATTAGGGTTGGCATTTGATTTGGCATTGGATCTAGTCGGAGTAGTCCGGGTCGGAGTCGGATTTGACACTAGAATTAGAATTGGATCTAGCGTCCGAGTCGGACTCGTAGTTGGGGTCGGGGTTGGCACTAGAATTAGAATTGGATCTTGCGTCCGAGTCGGAGTCGTAGTTGGGGTCGGGGTTGGCACTAGAATTAGAATTGGATCTAGCGTCCGAGTCGGAGTCGTAGTTGGGGTCGGGATTGGCACTAGAATTAGAATTGGATCTAGCGTCCGAGTCGGAGTCGTAGTTGGGGTCGGATTTTTCTTGATTTTCGGCATTACATTCGCGTATATTAATTATATTTGTTATGACACGCCATAAAATATCCACGTTTGTTTGATTATGTATATTTGAATCGTAAATTGGATCATTAATGCCATATCTTGTATTATCAAATACAACTAAAATTTCAGATGGGGTTTTGTGAAATAATTTTTTACCGATAAGATTCCATAAATTATTAAGCATAGCATTTTCATTTTTTTTAAAATTTTCAATATCCGTATTGGGATAACGAGGCGCAGAATTTTCGTCTGGATTTGTTATATATTTTTGTATCGATTCCATGACTCTCGTTTTGTTCCTGTTTATATTTTCACAATAATCCAAGATAACAAACGCATAATAAATAGTATATGGGGTTGGAGATTTTTTCAGAAAATCAATAAGCCATTCCAAATAATAAGTACCAGTTGATTCAAACACTATGTTTTTACTTTGGCTGATTGCATTGCTCAACTTTATATCCAAATAATTATCACAAGTTTGCTCGTTGTTTTCACCGCAATGTCTATTTTCAGTCTTGCCTCTTGTGTCGAAATAGAGATTATTAAAATATTGTATCAACACATTATCTTTATTGTTTATTTTGTTTTTTAAGTTGTCGCACAATTCGAATTTATTTTCGCATTCTTGATTTATCAATTTATTAATTCCGTTTTTGTAAAAAACGTTTGTTTCAATTAAATCGTCTATTAAATATTTTTCGTAACTGTTGCTGAGTTTATAATAGTTAATTACTTTATTAATAAGTCCTGTTTTACCAGATCCAACCATTCCATTTGTAATAATGATATATGGAGTAGAATTCATTTATTATTGTTTTTTATTTATATTTTTATTATTTATTTTCAATCGTATAATGATATATGTACAATTTCCGCGAACCGCGGAGTAAATTTAGCGCGTATTCAAAGTTGATCTAGATTTATAATATATTTTATTTTATTATTTATAAATAATAAAATAAAATATATATGGGCGACAATAGAAATTTTAAATTTAAATTTTATAGTGAAATACCAAATGATACGTTGACGGTTATTTCGTTTCCGATTAATTCATCGGAATACAAATTTAATCATATTAAATACGACAATTTTGTCAGTCTAGAGAAAGCGCTGGGAGATATCCAGCAATATTTATCAGTTGCGATTGATAAATTTTTTTGGGAGATAAATAAAGAGGAAAAAAGCAAAATTCCGTATTCGAAACTTGTAATACGAGGTGATATGCTTGGCGACAGAATACATGTTGTATATCTAAGAAAATGGACCGAATTCCATTACGAAATTTTATCCGAGTCGGTTCCTCCTTTTTCGAATCCCATTTATTTATAAAATACGCGCCCACAAGCGTAAATAAAAAGTTATTATATTTTCTTTATTGCGCGTGTTTACTTCCGCCGATCCTATTGTTAGTTGTAAAACACGAGTTGGTTAAAAATCTTCGTTGGTTGTAAAAACATGAGAATTTTTTGTTGAAACTCCGGCTTTTGAATAATCCGAAACTTTATTTTCGAAAAAATTGGATTTTGAATTTAGAGATATCATTTCCATCCAATCAAATGGATTTTGAGTGTTGTAGTATTTCGGATAGCCAAGCGCAAAAAATAATCTGTCTGTTATAAATTCTATGTATTCGCACATTTGCGATGAATTCATTCCTATCAGTTCTACCGGAAGAGAATCTCTTATAAATTCTTGCTCGATGGTTACAGCTTCTAGAAATATCAATTTTACTTGGTCGTACGATAGCTTATTTTTTAATTTAGAATAAAGTAAACATGCAAAATCTGTGTGCAATCCTTCGTCTCTTGAAATCAACTGGTTTGAAAAACACAACCCTGGCATCAGTCCCCGTTTTTTAAGCCAAAAAATCGAACAAAAAGACCCGCTGAAAAAAATACCTTCAACCGCAGCAAACGCTAAAAGTCTCTCTGCGAAACAAGCCGATGATGTTATATGGTCTAGTGCCCAGTCTGCTTTTTTTTTAATACACGGGATGGTTTCAATCGCATTGAATAGTTTGTTTTTTTCAGCAGTGTCTTTTATATAAGTGTCTATCAACAGCGAATATGTTTCACTTTGCCCTGTTAAAATACCATTGAAAACCCCCGCGTGATTTTTGGGTTCATTAAAACAATATGTTTTTTCGCAGTCCGATGTTTTGGTTATGCTTTTAACTCGGATTGATTGTTTTATTCCGATGTGTTTGTTTTCCAGCCGGTCGCAGTATAAAACTTGCAACCGGTTGGGCGAATATCCGAGTTTAATTAATTTATTTACTGAATTTTTATCGATATACAAATAATATTTGGCTTTTGCATAAACCGAAGATTCCAAAGTGCTGTTTATTGAGAGTGTTGTCAGCATCAGCTGGACGGTTTTTAAAAAAAATTCAATTTTTGATTCTAGTTTTATAGACGTTGCATCTTTTTTTTTATTTATAAAAACAGTACCTGATGCATCTGAATATCCTTCAAGCCATCTTAACTTTGTATTTACGTTATATTCTACTGGAACTGAATAAATTTCTTTATTTATTTGGTCCAAAATAGACGGGGGGACAAAAACGCTGTCGCTTGCACAATAAAATCCGTGTATATACGGATTTGCCAATGCATTCATTTCAAGAGGGTCGATCACCGGTAAATTATAAGATTGGATGACATCATTGATTATTAGATTTTGTGTTTCTATTCTTGTGTGTTGACCAGTAGAATCTGATATCAACCATTTGTGCCCGGGTGTGCATTCCAATTCCATTCCATTTGTTAAAACGACCTTGTATATTTCTTGGTCGCCGGTATATTTAATGTTTACGTTGCTAAATTCATTTCCGTTCCAAACGTTTACGTTTGTATTTTCCAAATCTTTTATAGAAAAATAACCTTGGTCGGTTAAGAGTTTTGTATCTCCGGTTACGCAATGTATATTTTCCATTGCAATTTGGAATCCGTAAAAACATTTCGCCTCTGTGTATTGAACTTCATTGCAAAATCGTTCGCATAAATTTTCATTTACAATCCCGTCCGACGCCGCAAAAAAAGCCAAAATGTTTTTTATAAAAAACTTTTCGTTTGCTGCCAATTGTTCAAACTGCGGAATATCTTTAACCAAATCTATTTCTTCCGCCGTCCAGAAACTAGCTTGCGCCATTTTATAAAAATTCCAAATGTCGTGGTGTTTTATAGGAAACAAAACAAATCTATTTTTATTTTCCATTAAAATATCTTCTACTTGGTCCGGATTTCCCGCCCCCTCCACTTCGTCTGATTTAACAGATTGGTTTATTAGATCTGGAATATTGTTTGATTCGTTTGATTTGTCTGATTTGTCAACCATTTCAACTTTTATAATATTTATTATAAAATAATTAAATCATTTTTATTTTGTCGCACTCAAGCACCAAAATCCAGTCGCACCAAAATCCAGTCGCACTCAAATCTCGTCGCACTCAAATCTCGTCGCACCTAAATCTAGTAGTACCCAAATCCCGTCTCGACCAAATACGATGTCAATAGGTTAAGTATAAAAGCGAAATATTCAAGTGCAAAATATGTTAAATATAGTAAAATGTGTATTTGATACAGGAAAAAGACCGATAAATAAAGTCTTAATAGATTATAATCAAATTTTTGCATTTTGTATTTTTTTCGTTGTTAAGTCGGCGTTTTAAATGTGCACTTCAAAGCCAGAGTAAAAGTGCAGTATTTCCGTAGTATATCACAAGTAAATAGAGTTTGTACTCGACCTCAATTAAAAAATATAATTTAAAAATTATACAATAAATAAATAATGACGGAAAGATCTCGTTACGATCGCAAAAATTTTAATTTTATTTCCGATAGAATAGAAAAAGCTATAATTGTCAATGGACAATTGGATATTTCTCCAACTCCACGCCCGACGCGCTGGGATACTCCAATTCCACGCCCGACGCACTGGGATACTCCAATTCCACGCCCGACGCACTGGGATACTCCAACTCACGCTTCTCCACTACGGCGAACTATTCGGTCTTCTCCGTTGTACCGGAATATTGACGTTTCTTCTCCACGTAGGAATACTCAAACTTCTCCACCTCACAATTTTTCATCGTTTGGCAAGTATTCTCAAAATTCGATTGATGGAATTGAAAATTTAAAAAGATCAGTAGTTGATTGGTGGCGACAAAAAACTACATGAATATTGTAAATATTACTGTAAACGAGTATTTATTCCATTCCGTGGATTTCGCCACTTCCTTTTTTATTCTCTACATCGGGGTCGCCGAAGCGGTAATATTTATTCGGGATAATGTAGGTCTAAATAAATAACGGCTACATTTAGTCGTCCAATCCCCATTAAAGTTCTTTAATATCGTTTACACGACTTTTGTAATAATAATAAAATTAGCGGTACGCATCAGATTACGTGCCTAGATCGCGTAAACAGCAATTTTACCTAACTTTATCAGACGAGTCGCTGGGTATTTTTATCATTTAGTATTTATTATAATTAAATACTAAATGATAAACTAAATATAACCAAAATATTTTATTTATAAAATATATTATATAAATGAACTGTGTCGATGATTTAAAAAATTGTAATTCGTATGTTGATAACAACCCAAAAACAACGATACCCAAATTTGTAGAATTTTTCAAGCAACAATGTAAGGCGCCTGAAGATTTATTTGAAAAAATTAAATTTAAACGGGATCTGTGTCCGACGTGGGATGCATATAAAAAAAATAATAAAATATACAATTACGAAGAACCACTCATGTACAAATATTTGATTGTTGATTTCGAAAATACTATAGAAACTGCAAACTTGCCATCCGACCAGTATTTAAAATTAAAGAATTTTTTTGGGACATTGGTTGAAAACAACGTGCCTTTGGTACAAGAATTAAAAATATATCTGCATTTTCCATTCAACGAAAATTTTTATAGAAAATATATTAGTAATTTATTCGAAATAAATAACGTGGCAGTTGAACGCGAGTTTTCTATACCCGAAATATTGGATTCAATAAAAAACTTGTACGACCAAATTCAATATTATAGGGAATATATAAACACATTAATCGGTAAAAACCGGGATGTGTCCAAATTATTTAATATTTTGTTTACATCTATAAGTCGCGTTGACTTTAATCAAATAGAAAATGTAGACTCCATGATTGACCAAATTAAAAAATTACAGGCTCTAACAGAGATGTTTTTAAAAGAAAATTCGCCATTCGTCTTTTACAATATAGTCGAAAAAGCAGCAGTAGAATCGACCCGACCGGCCGATATAATTTTCTTGGAATTAATAAACTTTTTTAAACAAAAAGAAAAGGCTGTTAGAAATAAAGACCAAAAGCGAGTAGAAAATGCAGAAAAAATAAAGCGAGTGGAAAATGCAGAAAAAATAAAACGAGTGGCAAATGCAGACAAAATAATCCGAGAGGAAAATACAGAAAAAATAAAACAAGAACAGGAGAAAATACAAATACTCAATATTTTTAAAAACTCGATAGACTTATATTATAATGTTTTTAAGGCTCTTTATATTAATGAAGAAATAGCAAATAATTTTCGGAAAAAGTGTTTAGAAATCATATTTTCCGATATACCAATCGAGCAAAAAATAATAGATTTCCGCGATCAAGCATCTTCAATTATAACCGAGATAATGCATAATAATAAACATTATAGAGAGGTGTACAAAATAATGCAACCTTTGACAAATATAAACACTGGACTACCCGACCAATATCGGAATGAATACAATAATATAATAAACCAAATAAATGAATCTAATAAAAAATACTCCGAACTATTATTAGAATTTGTTAGATATGTGGACGTTCTCGCGCATAAGTTTCAAATTAATAAATATATAACGCCAAATGATAAAATCAAATATAATACTACTTTTAAAAATATATTAAAATATTCCCGTGATCATATCAACGAGGCTAAAATAATAACCGACCAATTCGTAAAAAAACTTACGATAAAACCCCGGGCAACCTAACTTTATTTGCGGAGGCCTTCGACTTACCGAATTCCGACCGTTCGACTACAACCCGAAACTAAATTTATTTAAATATGCAGAGTATTTAAATAAATGCTACGTCTTTCAACAATCCATTGTTTTGATCCAAGTATAAGATCTGATATAATAGAACATGCAACTTCGCTGTCGCTGAAAACAACTATATTTGCCAAAAATCCGCACCGAGTGGATATTTTTATTAATGAAGAGAATCAAGACATCCACGATTGTTTTCTTGCCAAATACGAAAACGATCCATCTGTTGGTATATTATATAGAAAAAATCATCCCAAAAATATTTGTTCGTGTGATCCGACGCCTATCCAAATTCCATCAATTAAAAGCCCCGATGGAATAACCGGATCCCAATATACAACAACATATGCAAAATATTACAATTTTCCGCCTTATGTATCGCCGGTTGGACAACCTCCAATAATAGGAGTTTACGGCCAAAACACGTCTTTTTTACAATCGGACATCGATAAATTATTTTTAACTGATCCAAATTTAATTGGAATTGCGGCTCCAAACGTAATAGGATGGGGAGTATGGTCCTACGAAAACGAAACGGGCCCAATTGGCCCAGCAGGATACGAATCAGAGGCTCCGCTGTCTATTGAATCGTCAATGGATATACAGATAGTTGCAAGCGTCTGCCCGGCCGCTACAATTTATTTTTTCCAATCTCCGGGTACATCCCCGTACGATTTTTATTATGCGATTGACGCGGCAGTCGAACAAAATTGTTGCGTTTTATCATTTTCGTGGGTATTAAGCGAAACAATAATAATAAACGGAATAAGACAAACATGGAGCAATAATATAATCCAAATAACAGACTCTCAATTTACAAACGCGGTTTCGCAGGGTACGACAGTTGTATGTTCATCTGGAGATCAAGGATGCTATTTTCCGATACCAGCAACCGGAACCAATGTTCCAATCCCTCCTGTGAAAATATTCAATGTATGCTGGCCGGCGTGTTCCCCGAATGTTGTTTCGGTCGGCGGTACATCGGTTTCGTCTGGAGGCCCGGAAACAGCCTGGCTTGACAAAAATGGAGGATACAGCGGCGGCGGGCAGGCGTTATATACTATTCGGCCTTTATATCAACAAAATGTACAATTTAAAACAGATACAAAGGTGCCGGTTGTCCCGTCTACAAACCCTGTATACAATACGAATACAAAATATTTACCCGACGTGTCGTTCAACGCAGATGCTACATACAGGTATTTTCATGAAAATAAGTTGTTAGCTGCCGGAGGAACAAGTGCAAGCGCTCCTTTGTTGGCTGGATTAGTAGCTCTTATTTATGCGCTGTCTCCAGAAGGTTCTATTCCCAAAACGGGATATGTCCCGAACGGACTGAATTATTTTTTGTATAGCGCGCCTTCAAATTGTTTTAATGATATAACAATTGGAGGAAATGATCCATACAGCAGTATCACAACCGGCACAGTTACAAGATCGCTTACTGGATATGACTTGTCTACCGGTCTGGGAACAATAAATGGAACTGTTTTGTTAAATTATTTGTCGATTGTTACGTGTGTTGACGGCAATACGTATATATTAATGGCGGACGAAACATGCAAACAAATAAAAAAAATCAAGGAGGGGGAAATGGTCGCCGGAGGCATGGAGTATCCACATCCACATAAATACAAGGTTGAAAAAGTGATAAAAACACTTGTGACACCGGACACGGTTATTGAAATTGTAAGATTTCCGAAAAATTATTTCCAACAGGGTGTTCCAGAACACAATTTGAATATAACCTCGATTCATCCGATATACTACAATAAAATAGAAAACACATCGTCTTTTTTCAAACAATGCGAACACATAAAAGCCAGCGAGTGTTTAACTGCAGAAAATGGATTTTATTATCTATATGATTTGCAATTCAGCCACGAAGGCTCGTATGTAGCGGAAGGACTTGTTGTAAAATCAAGATCTCCGTTTAACGATATATACCCGCTCGGTAATATTAAATTCCAGTCGGCTTAATATAAATGAAACCATCGATTACAGTGGATATACATAGTAGTATGGACGAGTTTAGAAAAATAACAAGTGATTAACGATATTTGTTTTTAGATATTATAAAAATATAAGCGATAAAATAATTAAAAAAGAGTATTATTTTTGGGATCGAGTGGATTGACAAAAATTATTCCGGCTTACAAAACGTTTCATTCGGACGGAAATACTGTTGGAAATCCGTATAGTTGCGGAAAATACATACTACAAATATTAAAATAATTTCACCCGCCGCAATCTGATCTTTTGATAGATTTTTTATATATAGAAATTATAAAATAAACTCGAAATGCAACCAAATTTTTAGTTTATATATTATGGTAATATATAAACTAAATCTATGAGAAAATATTTCCATCGCCGTCCATTGATATCACCTATTATCCCAACTCTTGTTTTCCGACGTGTGTTGGAAGAGTTCCAACAATATTATAGGTGGAAAATTAATTTTAGCCGTAAATCTATCTTGTCCCGTAAAAGCGCACCGCGACATCTTTTCACGGGGTTTCGACTGGGGCTTCGGATAAAATGTTTTTTATTTTTGTATTTATAAGTGTTTTTTGATTACACCACCAATTTAACAAAGAGTCTTGCATACTTTGCAATTTTTCATAATCACACAGTAATTTATTACATTGATCAACTGCTGTTTCCCAGTCATCGGCATATATAATCTCCGGAATAGAACCATTGAAATTAAATGTTATTTGTATTTCTTCCGCCGATCCCACCGTTACTGGAATTGCTCCTGCTACAATTGCTTCGTATATTCTGAAACAATCAAGACTTTTATTTCCTCGTCCGCTTATAACAAATATAGAATTGTTGTATATGTCAAATAAAAGCGGGGGTGGACATACCTGGGATTCAATAACCCAAGTATTTGATGTATCTAGAATGTTTGTATTTTTCATATTTTTTTTAAAAATATTTATCATATGTTCTCTATCCGATTTAATTTGTCCAACAAATGAACAATTAGTAGATCTTTCTTTTATTTTTTTTGTTGGTTTGTCCATTTTATTCGACAAATAAGTTTTTGCATATCCAAGTGGAATATGATAAGAATTACAACCATACTTATAATTGGAATGATTATATTGTCTTAAAAACAATTTTGTGTATTTTTCCAATCTAGTTATGTTTGGATTATTTCCAAATTCATCAGATAGAAAAAATATAACCTCTGGTTTTATTTTTTCCAAATCAAGAAAAAAATCTATTTTGGACATAAGTCCGACCACCACTATGCATTTTTCACCCATTTGCATATAGTTATCTATATAACTTTTAAAATTATCTAAAATTAATACTTTTTTTTCTATGTCATTCAACAAATCATTTATTATAAAATCATATTCCCAATCTCCAGCCACATATAATACGTACATTTTATCTACAGTGTAGAACTTTAAATACTTTATATCCGATATTACTAGAATTCTGGGAACCTACCACCCCCAATCGACTTGCTTAATTCCTCTAGGTTGTTCCGACAAATTATTTTCAGTAAGCCACTTGCCCCTATCGAAATATAAACTTATATTTAAATAAAAAATAAGATTGGGTCTGGGTAAATTGAAAATCTTATAGTACACTTCCATGATTTACAAGATATATATATTTTTGTTTTTATTATAATAGATGTTTATATTTCGATAGGGTATTTAAATAGAGCGGGTAGCTACTGTTTTAGCCGCTCTATTTAAATTCGTACTGAATTTATATCGTTTGATAAAATTACTAATAAATTATGAACATTTGAATAGTTTCGTCTTAAACCAGATTTTTGTATTTTGCGGTCGTCGGCTGTGATATTGTCACTTGTGATATTATTATTAGCCCCGGGATTCCGAATTTCCGGTTGAATTTTCGGGTATTGGTAAGGTTAATAATGTATACATCCCAGCAATGCGACATTTTTTGGTCTTGTTTCTATTGATGTTTTTATAGGATCACTTGTGCCAGATATGTTGAAATTTTTTGAATCAAACGTCACGGATCCTCCTGTCCATACAGGTCCGCCGGTTTGAGTTATACCTCCCTTGTTTTCATTCCATGGTTGGGCCACGTATCCATTATTCACTACTGTTGTACATGAAAAATCAATAAGAGCATCGGATTGAGTGGTGCCGAATCCTCTTGTTGTCGATTGATCTGGTAAATCAGATACCCCAACAATATTGTCGCACGGATCGTTGCCCACAGAACAAGGTCTTGGATCATAAGATCTTATAAACATTCCTCTCAAATCTGGAATATTAAAAGTATTTGTTCCATCTCCATCTCCAAACGTTGTTCCTATTGCATTAAACAAATTCGCATAATCTGTTCTACTAATTTCAGAGCCATCGCATATTAAAAACATCGGCGGCGGGAGTATCGTCGCCGACAAATTAAATGCAAAATGAGATATCTGCCCGACTATTCCTCCTCTTGGTCCGGTCGGACCTTCCACAGTCGAGGGGGTCCCAGTCGGACCGGTTGGGCCAATATCTCCCCTGAAGGATAAAAATAACATAATGTCTTCTCCGTTTGTAAACGACCCCCCGCTGCTCACATATTCAACTCCGTATTCTGCGTGATGTACTGAAAATTTATTATATACCGCCGATGTCAACACATATGTAATATAATTATCACTATTGCATGTTGTCTGCACCGTAATTTTGCTTCCTATATTAACATTATTGAAATATATATTACCAAGATCTTTGTTGTCTGATGTAACCGAACTTATATATAAATTACTATGGACAGCATCAGTTGCAAACCCATTGTCGCTGCTAATATACATTATAAAAGTCGTCGTCGTTGGTATAGTATTTATTTTGTAAGAAAAACAATTTATAGTACTCCCAGCCATTCCTTTTTCTCCTGTCGGTCCTTGCGTTCCCTGTATTCCTTGTTCTCCTTGCGTTCCCTGTATTCCTTGTTCTCCTTGCGTTCCCTGTATTCCTTGTTCTCCTTGCGTTCCCTGTATTCCTTGTTCTCCTTGCGTTCCCTGTATTCCTTGTTCTCCTTGCGTTCCACTATACCTAGTCGGCCCTACTGGTATTTGTGTTACTATATTTCCGTCAGGTAGTTCTTGATTTTTAATTAATTTTTGGTATACTATATTTTCTAATAGTCCTCCATCGCACCCACCTTTATTTGGTACCTCAATATATGGATTTAAACTTGAAAAAGTTGTGCATCGTATAATATTTTTTTTATCGGCCATATAAAAATTATTGTTATTCATCTTTTATTACACAAACAAAAGAAAATCAGAAAAACTTTTATAATAAAATTTACACCGGTGAAGATTTAAAATAAAACAAAACGACCTACCGGATTAGTACTGTGTTAAGGTGTGACGAGGAGTATAAAGATAAGTAGAGGATCCGCCACAAAACGGTTGATTTCCCACTTCAGTTACTTTCGACGAAGCAGGTTTAGCAAAACCCAATTGACCAATCTAAATTTACATGGAATTTGGTATGCCCAACCTTGGAAGTTATGGTTTTGTTCCATTTTAAATCTTCAATGCGAAACAGAGTAAAAGAGTTCTTATATTCACATATCGATGAAAGTATGGTGATGTGTTGTTATCTGCTAAGTTAGCCAGCATAATAAACAATTTTAAAGGGAAGATTATCTCCACAGGTACGTCTTTAAACTAAAATAAATAATTTCAATTGCTTGATATCACCGACTTTTCTATTTCCGTCCGAATGAAGTTATTTATGGAAAATAATAAATGTTTTACTAGAAAAAATAATAATATTTTATTATTTTCTATAAATAAATATTCCAATTATAATGATAAATACAATAGATATACAAAATTTTTTATCTACCAAACAGATTTTATGTTGTGAAAAATCCAATTATGATGATGCATTTAATTTTTTAATTGAAAATGAAAATAACACAGATATTATTACATATGAAAATACAAGAAATTTTCTAGTATCAGACATTGATTTATTGGAAAAAGATGAATCGGGAAATTCTTTTTATGAACTTAGCGTCAGGAGAGATGGTGAAATTATTGATAATATTCATTATGAAAGTTCATCAAATTTGGAAGTTCAAATAAGTTATTATATAGGCGGCGTTAAATATACACCAGAAGAAGTTAATCAATTTATTTTCGTATTGCAATACAATGAGTTTCGAATAAGAATTACTTTTTTGGAAACACCTACTACGGATGTTGAATTTAAAATATTTTCAAGATACTATATAATGAATATGCAACCTCTAAATCAATTGGAAGAATTATTACGACAAACGTATTAAGAAAATATTAAGTACCGAATTATTTTGTTACTATTATGGTAACAAAATAGATGTCATAATTTAATTTAGATGAGTCAATCCAGATGGGAACAGAACCGCGTAATCTTTCTATTTTTCAGCGGCGAAAGAGATAGATCCATTTTTTAATAAAGAATTATATCACATTTCGACCGTCCAATAAATCAGTAGATGTGTTATGAAAAGGAAACAAACTGCGCGAATCGAGGAAAGCCAGATTTGCGGAAAGGATAGTCGACGGAAAAGAAAAATAGGAAAAAAGAAAACCCGCGAAGCGAGGAAGACAAGAATAACAAGGTCCAATAAAATAATTTTTAGGAAAAGCAATGCGACCGGTGAATTATTTATTTTCGCAGAGACGGCCTGGTGACAGAGAATGATTTAATGATTTATAAGCAATTTAAAATATAACTCGATGGAAGAAAATATTATAGATATAGATATTCTTGTAAAAAATAAAATAAATAAAGAAGAAACAGAATGTAAAAAAAAGTACAAGGATGTTTTGGAGTGTATTCAATCTATAAATATAGAAAATATTGAAAAAAAAGAGGTGTCGGATTATTTAAATACATTGAAACAAGAAATAGGAGCTATTCAGGGCAAATTAGAAAAAATAAATAAAGACGAAACTATAAATTTGTATTTTAGCGAGAGTTTGGAAATTATAGAAAATTGTAAAAAAATAGTTAATGTTCCTATGAAAATTGATTTTATTGGCACTAAAAAAATACAAGACGAAAATATAGATTCCAATAAGGAATATGACAATTATATATTCAATAGTATTTATATCCAAAATATAAACCAGCCGATTACAACTCTTAAAAAAAAAGAAAAATTAAAAGACAATATCAAATGTTTTAATTGCAAATCCGTGAATAATTTTTCGGTCGAAAATGGAGAATTTTATATATGCAATCAATGTTTTACCCAGAAACAAATGATAAATATGATTTCCTACAATGATGGCAATCGGCTCAATCCACATTCGAAATATATTTACGATCGCCAACTGCATTTTAAAAATTGCATAAATCAATACCAGGGAAAACAGTGTGTAAATATACCAGACAAAGTGTATGAAGATTTGGAAAATCAATTTAATATACACGGTCTTTTGGTCGGAACTGAAAGCATGTCCAGGCAAATTAGATTTTCAAATATAACAAAAACGCAAATAAACATATTTCTTAAAGAACTAAAATATTCCAAATATTACGAAGATGTCTATTTGATTCATTCTGTCATGACTCTTAAATCTCCAGACAATATTAGTTATATCGAAGACAAATTGATTTATGACTTTAATTTATTATCAAATATATACGACAAATTGTTTAAAAAGACAGTAAAAAGAAAAAGTTTTATAAATACACAATATGTTTTTTTCCAACTGCTCATTAAAAATAAACACAAATGCGACAAGGAAGATTTTATGATTTTAAAAACAATCGACCGGAAACACTTCCATGATATTATATGTTCTAAAATATTCGCAGAACTCGGCTGGAATTTCACTCCTTTGTTTTGATTTCCGGAAGTATAACTTTATTCCCAGGTATACCGTATTATTTTAATTAAACGAGTCCGAAAGGATGCGGTTTGGTCGATATTCTTTTATCTATACGAGAGTATAAAAATGATAAAAAACAGACTGCTATATCTTATTTTATTAATGGAAAACAGCCAATCTAAAATAAATATAACAAATGAAATGATGGAGTATTTATTAGATTTTATAAAACCAACAGCTAATGCTCCGGTTAAAACATCTATTTCTATTTGTGATTCGCACAAGAAATCTTTAAGAGATCAATTGGTTGGATTGAAAATATATCCGTCGATTCTTCCTGATTTGAAAAAAAAATTATATGAAATTTACTATTCTAGTCTTATTCCAGCAGGAGAAAGTATTGGAATAACATGCGCTCAGAGCATTGGAGAAAAAGGAACCCAGTCAACTCTAAATACATTTCATTCGTGTGGAGTGAGCGACCGTGTTGTGACGACTGGAGTTCCGCGATTGCAGGAACTTTTGAATTCCACAAAAATACCCAAAACGCTAAGTTGTAAAGTATTTTTTAAAAAAAAACCACAGACGGTATTCGATGCAAGAAAAGAAGTTGGAATATCAATTGTGGGGCTTACAATCAAGAAACTTTCTATTTCAGATGGAATAAAGATTAATTTAAATAAAACCCCAGAATCATGGTATTCTATTTTTATGTTGATGTATCCATCCAACCGGTCGGAATTTGTATCCAAATCATGCATAACAGTAACAATGGATATAGATAAATTATATGAATACAAATTGACGCATAAAAATATTTGCGAATCTATAGAAGCCGAATATGATGACGTATATGTAATTTGTTCTCCTCCACAGTTTTCAACGATAGATATATTTTTTGACATGACAAATATCAACATACCAGTTACCAAATTAAATGAATACAAACAAGGATCCGACCACGATTTTTACTTGGAAGAAATAGTCAAACCAAAAATAGAAAGTTTTATTGTATGTGGAATTCCGGAAATATCGGATATTTATTACATGGATATAAAAACAGGGGACTCGCAAGAGTGGATAGCAGAAACAGTCGGAAGCAATTTATATGCTCTAATGGCAAATCCGGTGGTGGATGCAACCAGAAGTATATCCAACAATTGCTGGGAAATTTATAAAACGCTTGGAATCGAAGCGACGAGACAATTTCTTATTTCCGAATTTACTTCTATTGTTGAAGGAGTCAACGAATGCCATATTAAATTATTGGTTGACCGGATGACTTACACTGGAACAATCTCGGCCATTTCGAGATATACAATGAGACAAGACCCGGCCGGTGTTTTTTCCAGGATGTCGTTTGAAGAATCTGTTGTAAATGGACTGGAGTCGGCCGCCTGCGGGGATTCAGACGATACAAAAGGCATTTCTGCGTCCATTGTCTGCGGTAAAAAAGCGTCGATTGGAACTGGGATGATGGATTTAATAATGGATTTGTCTAAATTTATTGATTTGCCAATAATGAAAAGTGAAACAGTCGTCGAACGTTTTTAAATCCGCAATCAAACTAATAAATAAAAACCGTAAGTACCCTTAGATAAATTAAAATAATATATTTTAATTTTCAGAGTGGGGGAGGTTTAGCCGACTTGATATTTTAGGCGACGCATCCTTTGATAAGAGATAGTTTTTTTTTCCGCCTAACCACGCTATTACATAGTTCCCCCATAGTTCCGTTTTTATTTTTCCTGTAAAGGTTTTGGTGGGATGGAGTTGTTTCATGAATAAACATTTCTCCATTTTTACGTTCGTCCATATGAACGGCATAATTATTAGTGCGCGGTAGATTTCCATACATCCTTATGGTTCTCCAAATAATTCCTTTATTATTTGGTAATTTTTCCAACATTTTAAGCATATATTCCGGAATTGTTTCTGCAATTTTAATATAATTTTGATAGGCGTAATCTGGAAATACTTCTTTTGTGTATTGGAATTTTTTATGTTTGAAATTCCGATTTCTTTTTTTAAGGGTGTCGGCTTCTTTATTAGGTCCTGGTAAAGTTTTTTTGGGGGCTTGGACTTCGACTACCAAATCAAGTTTTTTTTTATCAAATGAAATTGTATCAGTTAATTCTTTTATTTTATTTGACAAAATATTTTTATTTTCTTGAGACGAAATAGATAGGTTGCCGTTGAGTCTCTCTAATAATTTTAGATTTAAATTAATTGAATCTTGTATTTTATTTTTTTCCATTTATTATTTAATATTATTTACAGTATCCTTTTTAAATAAAAATGAAAATAAATTTATAAATATTATTAATTATATAATATAAATTATGGACGAAATTAATAATCAAATGGAACGAATGAGTATTAACTATAATAAAAATTTCCCTTCTATTGAGGGAAATAGAAATAATGGAGAATCTTCCAATCGTAGGTCGCGCGGTCATTCAACCAGAAATCGCACAGCCACGACCCAATCTCCGCAACCACAGACCCCCCATTTGGAACCATCGCGTCAACCACAAACACACCGCCAACACCTCCAACAACGCCAACAACAGTACCTGCAACAACAACAGTACCTACAGGACCAACACCAACAGTACCTGCAACAACAACAACACCAACAATATCTGCAGCAACAAAAACACCAACAGTACCTGCAGCAACAATATTATCAACAGACGCAACCGATTTCGGAACAGCAGAGACACCAACAGTACCTGCAACAACAATATTATCAACAGACGCAACCGATTCCGGAACAGCAGCGACTACATCAACTGCATCAACAGCACAATAATCAATTTCCACCGCCGACTTCTGAACAACAGCGACTACATCAACTGCATCAACTGCATCAACAGCATAATAATCAAATTCCACCACCGACTTCGGAACACCTGCGACTACAGCAACAACAAACGCAACAAGCATACCCAAATCTACAGGATCATCAAGAACATCCGACTCCACCCAACCAATTTGTACCACGCATATTTAATAAAAAAAAAACTGCCGAAGAAGAAAAATATTTAAAACATTTAAAATATAAAACCGAAATTTGCAGGAATATTTTCTGTCAAAATACAGATTGCACATATGCTCATTGCGAATACGAAAAACAAATAGTCAAATGTTATTATGGAATCAACTGTAATAAAATTAATATTATTGATAATATAATTCAAAATAAAAATTCCGATATCTGTTATACATTGCACGGGGATGAGACGGAAACACAATATTACGCCAGAATAGGACAAGAAAATCCAAAAGATAAAATTAAAAAATACATTATCACATTGACGGACAGCGATTTTGAATCGGATTACGATTCGGATTCCGAGTTGGAATCCGATCTGGAATAGAGCAAAGGCATAGAATAGGTTACGATAAAATTAAAAATACGTATCACACTTATCACCCTGAATCGGATTATGAATCGGCCAGCGATCTAGAATAGAGCAAATAGGTATAGAATAGGTTGACAACTGTTGACGATATCAAACTGTATCTGTATAGATGTAGTTTGAATT